GAAAAAAGATGAGTAAACTTATTAAGCTTTTGGAGCAGATGGATGCTGACTTTGAAGATCGTTGGATTGCTGTTATTGCTATTTTGATGGTTATTATTTCGATTTTGGGAGTTCACTTCGAATGGATTTAGATCTTGAAATAACCCGAATAATTTGACCCTCGCAAAAATGCGGGGGTTTTTTTGTACCCAGCGGATAAGCCGAACAATTCATCGGGTTAATTTGTACTGCAGGTTAAATGAAAAAGTTGGGACGCGGTGGATTTTATTTGCAAAAAAGATAAAAAGGAAAAAAAGCCGCGCCCCGATTAGTTTAACAATTACGGGGGTAATCGTATAAATAATTTATAACTTAATTTTACATACATTGCAAATTTTTCTTGCATCCCATAGCTTCCCATGCTATTGCTATTCACACAGTAGGTTACCGCTTGTTTCCTACTGCCTCAATATACTAGACTATAACCCCTGATGTTTTTATTTCTGTTTTGGCATCGGGGGTTTTTTTATGCGACTTTCAAAAAAGTTTTGTTTAAAAACATATGCTTGTAAATTTTTTTTTCGCGACTAGTAAATTTGAACAAATCACATGGTATAAATAAATTATAAATAAAATTAAGAGGTAAATAGTATGTTACATAACGGACTTTATGAAAGTAGCCCAAATCAAAAAATTAAACCGAGAACGCAAGTAAGTTACTCTTTAGAAATTACGGTCAACAGAGCGTTTCAAGATGCTTTTATGACTTGGGTTGAAATGGATGAGAATGATGACATCGTGAAACCATACAGACGCTTTACTGGTGGTAAGGTGTTAGAAGCAGATATGATATTGCTTAAAGAATTTTTTAATGCACAAGCTGACGAAGTTATTGCAGAAAAAAAGAAAGCAATAAAATATATAGAAGACAATTTTAAACATGATTTTGACAAAGATCATTTCTTTGCTGACCCAAAACTATTGTGTAAATTCATGCAACAAGCGATAGATCAATGCGAGGATGCTCGAAAAATTGTTAATGAAATATTGACTTTAAAACTTTCTTAATAAAAAAAATTATATTCCCTATTGACCTCCTACATAAAATACTTTATGTGTTATGACATATCTAGTATAGGAGGTCAAAATGGGATTAGATATGTATTTACGCGGTGAGCAATACGTTAGTGAGTATGATCATTCGCAACAAGCACCCGAAGGTGGTAGCTTGAGAGTTGAGCGGCCTAAGATTGATGGCTTTGATATTTGTGAGTACGTTCTTGATATGGGGCAGTGGCGCAAGTTCGCACCGTTGCACGAATATATTGTAGACGAGTTTGCAGGTGGCGAGGATAATTGCCAAAGAATTCATTTTGAGCCTGAAGATCTTCGTAAGATCGCTAATGCTTTACGGCACGACAAGTTGCCTGCCAATGAAGATTGCGGTGGGTTCTTTTTTGGTAGCCCCGAAGTTTGGCAGGAGGAGCGAACACAACACGCATGGGATCATGCGCAGAAGTTCGAGAAAGCGGCTTTCTGGATGGAGCAAAAAGGAATTTGGCGTTCAGTATATTATCAGGCGAGTTGGTAAGATGTGGATTTGCAACAAGTGTAACAAAGAGTGGGGGGTGGATGATTTTGCCCCCGACCTTTGCGAGTGTGGTGGTGAGGTTAAGTTCATTGAGCCTCAAGCCATGATTGAGATCAACAAAGTTCTGGACGATGCGTTTCAGAAAGTATTTGGGGAGAAATGGTAATGGCGATTGAAGACGATACTATGTGTATGCACTACACACTTGAGAGGCTTAATGACATCAAGACTGAGACTGATCTGAATGAGTTTAAAAACGAGATCAAACACAATCTTGGTGTCAATGAGAAATGGCGCAGGGACAACCCCGCGTACCTCGATCTATTAGCGCAAGATGACTTCGATGTTCTTAGGGCTGTTAGAACGACTAAGGACAAATATGTTCGCAAAGCTTTGGAGAAATCAAAGAACGTTAGTTCTGCTTCTAAATTATTGGGGTTGAAAAATTATCAAACCCTGCAAAACTGGATGAAAGAGTTAGGAATTGAAGATGACAGACGATGATAAATTTCACACGGTTCATGTGTACCCGAAGCCTGATCACTATCCTGAGAAGAGAGAGTTTTTTGTTGAGATAGAGGGCGTTGTTAAAAAGACTTATCCAATCAAAGCTGAGAGTTCTGCAAAAGCCAGTCAAATGGCTAAGAATGAATTTAGCATTGAGTTTGGTGGAGATAAGGAAAAGCTTTTAATTAACGATGTGTGGAAGAAATGATTGAGTATTACACAGCGTTAGTTCTTTCTTATACGTTACACACGCATGAGATTGATACCGTTGTTTGGTTTGAGAGTGAAAAGCATTGCATTAAAGCCATGAGCAGTCGTACATTTGATAACATGTATGATCATATTTATGAATTATATGGCAACGATATTTCTATGTATTGCGCTGTTTCAAAAGCTCAATCAACAAAAATAATTAGGCCGCTAGTTAGGCCTAATTGATTATTTTGGCAAATTATATTTTTTTATAATATTCCGAACAAATGTTTCAGTTGAAAACATTACTTCTGCAATTTTTGGTATTTTCATTTTTCTGTTTAAAAAACTATTAACCATCTTCGCATTTTTAGATAAGTTTTTAACCTCATCTTCTTTTTCAGACCAAGTTTTAATTTTAATCTGCCCTCGAAGATGAGGTTTTTCTGATACGTCTAATTTGTTTTGAGCGCACCAATTTTTGCTATAAAGATCCTCGTATCTTATTCGATCTTCTTCGCTATCGTAGACTTTACCTTTTACTTTAGCCTTCAATCCCATCTAGCCTCACCTTTGAGAATAACGGCGTCCCCGACAATGCCAGTGTTGCAGATCTTTGATGCTTCTGCATTGAAAGGTAAGTCTCTAAGCAGCCCCTCTTCATTTACGAGGATTTGCCATGTTGGGTTGTCTGGTGATCTAACAATCTCCACTAAACCCCCGACAAGCTCTTGAGCCTTTTGTAAGCTCGGCCTGTCTTCTTTTGTATCAAATACTGTAATCATTACTTTCTCCTTTTTTTATTAGACTGGGATAATTAGCATACTTTACTATATTCTGTCAACATTTAAATTTAATTCTTCGTTAAATAATTTTCCATCTGTTCCTGTGGTTCCAAGCCATTTATCTTCGCCACCCTTAATTCTTCTGTATTGTTTAACTCGACCATCACCAATCAAATTATCAACATCACTCTCTATTGTTTGCCTAGATTGCTTTTTAACTTCTTGGGCTTCAGTATCTGTTTCTGGTTGATTTCCAGCATGGTGTAAGATGCCATTCTTTTTCCCAGACTTTGTGAGAGGAATACCATTTAATTCACGTTCAATAATCCATCTATAAATAGTTTCCCTTCTTGCTTGAACGCGAGGAGTTGCAGATGATTTAGCTGTATTTAAATCAACAGTCCTATCTTCCAGCAGCCCTGTATTTGCATTCCGAACAAATTTTCGGATTTCACGGTTTGCCACCCCGTTGGATTTCACAACTGCTCCGTCATAAATCATGTTTCTTTGATATTTTATACCAAGATCTCTGCATCTAGCTTCGGCAACACCTTCATCCACTTGCCAGATAGCAAACGCTGACCTGACCCCATCAACAATAGCTGACGTACCCCGAATAAGGTTACGAGCCTGTTCTGGCGTTGTTATGGGTTCTTTGTCTCTAATCTTAGCCATGTGGTGGTTGACCATGACTGTAGCCCCTGTCTCTGTGGACATTTGAGCCAATAGCCCCATGAAAGCAGCACCAGCAGCAGGGTCTGCGTTTACGTCTGCGTGTACAAAAGATGCCATAGGATCAATAACAACCAACGCCAGATCATCCATCTCAAGCATCTCTTCGTATATCTTCTCGAACTCTGGAGATGTGACGTAAGTATTGTCCGATTTCATCATAATTGGAAACACTCCGCCTTCGTTTGGCAGCGGTACAACCAGCAGATCATGCCTATAACCCGAACGATTGTTCAAGTTGTCCAGCCTGCTGACTCGGCGGTGTAGTTCATCTCTATCATCTTCCGCTGATAATATAATAGCTGACCCGTGATGAGCGACCAAACCCCCAAAAGCTGTTTGCATAGATTGCCCCGATGCCACTTTCATAGCTAGATCTAACGTCATCATGCCTTTACCACTGTCGCCAGCAGCCGCGAAAACACACGGAACTCCCAGCGGAATGGTGTCTCCGATTAGAAACTTTTGTTCGGGTGGCGCACCAGCGAACTGTTCTCCAATCAACAAGCTCCTATTCTTGAGCGATAGTGTTTTCTTTACCTTGTGGTTTGGTGCGTTGAGAAACTTCGATATATCAAATGCCTCTTCAATCGCATCAGCCGCATCCCACTTCTTTGGTTTACCCTGTGGTGGCGTAAGCATTGTGACTGACTTCGCCCCTGCGTTGACACCAAGCTCTTGTATTATTCTAGCTAGTTTCTGACCCGCTTCATCGTTATCAGGCCATATAATAAGCTCTTTACCGTGCAATGGAGAGAAGTCGAACTTATCTTTGGTGCGCTGAGATAGCATCCCTGCGCCCCCGATAGTACAAGTCGCTGTATATCCTAGCTTGATTAATTCATCAGCACACTTTTCGCCCTCTACCCATATGACCCGATCCGCTTCTTTGATTTGCGGTAGATTATATAGCGGTCTTGTCTCTGGTAGTTTGGGAAACTGACGAAACTCTTTCTTTGCACTGCCGTCATTATCCCGAACAATTTCACCTGTTTGATCTCGTTCGATGTATTTTCTGACAGCAACAAGTATTTCGCCTTCTTCTGACAGGTATAAATACTCGCTATCATATGGCGTTGAGTAATCTATTACCCGCTTTTGTTTAATTTGTTCGGGTTGTGGTTCCTGCTGCGGCTGGGCAAGCGCAGGATTTATTGGGTTCATGGGTGGTTCCGTCTTTGGTTTTTCCAGCCATGTGCCAAAATGTTCGGCTACATCTTTAATTTTCCAACTATATGCCGCCATCAGGATTTTAGTTATGCCCCCAATGCCGTCACCTGTGTTAAAGTCCATGCCTCGCATGAACTCTGAACTAGATGGATCTATATTAATCTTGAGAGATTGACCCGCTTCGCCGTTCAAAGACCCCAGATAAAACTCATTCCGAACAATTCTTCCGTTTGGATAAGCGTTTTTCAAAGCCTCTATTTGCACATAAGACGGAACTTTATCCGTTATTTCTGCGACTAAATCTCTCGGTTCACTACCATATCTTGTGTTGCCAATTACCCTTAATGACATTATATTGTCCTTATATACCTATTTATCTCTCAGGGGGTAGATCGTAGTCCTTTTGCCTACCCCCTGCTTTTTTTAATTATTCCAACAAGTCTCCCTAAACTCGCAAAACTTACAGAGATAGAAATCTCTTGTTTGAGCTATGCGAGGTAGAATGTCACCTGCTTTTGCTGCAGTCAAGATATTTACAGCCTTGTCACTTGCCGTCTGTGCCAACTCCCGATCAAACGGCACTAACTCGTAGTAAATCTCAGATGTGTTCTTGTTTACCACTGTGAAGAGCGCAGGGTGTTCTGTAAGATCCATGTACGCTTGATATAAGGCGATCTGAGTAGCGTAAACGGGATTTGCTTTGGCTACCCCCATGCGCTGAAAGCCTTTCCATTTCTGATCGTTTGCTGACTTGTTTTCCCATAGACATGGATAGCCCATATCTACGTCACCACCACAGATCACACCATCTATGTGTCCTTTGATTTCGTCATCAGCTATGGAAAAGCCAAACTGCTGTCCCATTTTATCTTCCGTTCGCAGGTCAAACCCTGCATCGCGCAGCCACATTGCAGCGTAGTCTTCGATGTAATGACCGAACTCGAATATCCTGAGTGTTCTTGCACTGAAGCCCGAACCCTCGTCCTGTGGATAGTTTAAGTACCGATACTGTATCTTTCGACTACACTCGTCACCTATGCTTGATGCTCCTAAGTATTTTCTTCTCTCGCGTTTGCTATTCTTTTCTACGATAGCTTTGTCTACTGCTTGCGATATTGCCTCTGCTTGAGGATCAGAAGGGGATACTGGTAGAAGGCCAAGCGCCTGTTGACTGATAGTATTTGTCTTCGAGCTTTCCAATTTCTATTTCCTCTGATAGTTTTGATGCTTCCTGCAAAGCAAATATTAATACATGAACCTGATCTTCTGAGAGATCAGAGAACTTGGTATCCCAACCAAATGTTCCTAATATAAATGCCAACTCTTTTATTGGCTTTGGTTCGTTACTCATACATCCTCCTCAGTGTATTGTTCGATCTGTTTCCTCTAAAATAAGATCCAATATGTTATCTACTTCTTCAGTAGTGCAATCTTTGCTTCTAAAGGTTATTTTTAACTTCACTTCATCTTTTACAAATACATCTGCTGACCCGAACAATACTTGATCCTCAGACGCATCTACCTCCTCTTGAATAAGTTCGTTTGTTGCATCGCTCATGTGAGCGTGTTTATAGGTATCATCGCAAAAACAAACATATTCCAAATCATCTGTATAAACTTCACCGTTATCTTTTCTCTTCGCTAAAACTAGGAAAACCTCAAATTTTGCCATCACCCTGATCCTCTGCGTTATTGTGCCTTAACCATAACGCAAGATCCGAAACCATGTGCTTAAATTCACTTGGATCAATTTTGGCAACCAATTCACCATCAAACCAAATTTTAAGTCCATCATCATA